GTACGGGACCCAGACGCGCGGGGGGTGGCCCCCACCTCACCCCATCCTCTCACCACAAGACCCATTTTTTGACTCTGTAACATACTTACAGCGACTCGGATTCGAGTCATGGAGTGAAATCAGCCACTTACATCGCCCCGGCCCGCCTTGACTCCCCCCACCACGACGTGGTCGTCTTGACGGCTCCCCACTCACGTGCTACACAGCGCCCATGACCGTCCCGACCTTCATCCCCCCCGACTTCGAGTCGAAATTCCGCGGCATGAACCGCGCGATGGCGCTCGTGCTGCTCGAGGAGTGCTACGACAAGGTCACTGCCGAGAACGCGCCGTTCTCCGCCAAGCTCGACCTGCTCAAGTTGAACGTGAAATTGGGCGAGCTGGAGCCCAAACAGGTGCTGACGCCGGTCGGGAACAACATCCAGTTCGTCATCAACCTGCCCCAAATGCCGGGGATGGCCGCAGAAACCATCACAATCGAGGGAAATGACGGCTTTTTCGAGTCGGAACCCCCTCCGAGGCCTGAATACCTGCCGGATTACAGCTTGGTGCTGGTCCCATGACCGTGGATACCCGGGTTTACACCCCCCCGATGACCGTCGTGCCGTTCTTCACGGCCGACAAGTTCGCGAATTTCATCATCGGGCCGGTCGGGAGCACGAAAACGACCGGCGGGCTGGTCAAAATCCTCTACGAGGCCAAGCGCGTGGCGCCGTGCCGGGACGGAATCCGGCGCAGCCGGTGCGCGGTGGTGCGAAACACCAACCAGATGCTGGCCGACACGACGATTCCGGACTTTCTGAAGTGGTTTCCGGAGGGCGCGTTCGGGACCTACCTGCGGACCGAGAAAAAGTTCATCCTGCGGGTGGCCGACGTGGAGTGCGAGGTGCTGTTCCGGGGGCTCGACGACCAGAACGACGTGCGGCGCCTGCTCTCCCTCCAGTTGTCGTTCGGCGTGCTGGACGAATTCCGCGAAATCCACCGGGACATCTACGAGGCGCTGACCGGCCGCTTGGGACGGTACCCGGACAAGTCCATGAACGGCGTCGGCTGCTGCGATGACTCCGGCAAGCAGATCCACAAGGTCTGGGGGATGTCGAACCCGCCGGACTTCGACACGCACTGGGAGCGGTTCCTCACCGAGCCGCCGGCGAACGCCCATGTCACCATCCAGCCCTCCGGTCTCAGCCCCGAGGCGGACTGGATCGAGTACCTGCCGGACGGATACTACGAGAACCTGTGTGAGGGCAAGGATCAGGACTGGATCGACGTCTACGTACACGGGCGGTTCGGGGCCAGCCTGTCGGGCCGGGCCGTGTACGACAAGAGCTTCAACGCCGAGCACCATGTCGCCCGAGACACCCTGCTCCCGTTCGCCAGCGCGGCCAACCCCATCATCGTGGGTCTCGACTTCGGGCGCACGCCGGCCGCGGTCATCGGGCAGCGCAACGCGATGGGGCAGGCGCTGGTGTACGACGAGATCACCAGCGAGAACATGGGCCTCGAGCTGTTCATCCACACCCTGCTCAAGCCGAAGCTGGCCAACCGGTTCCCGGGGATGCCGGTGCTGGTCGCCGGGGACCCGGCGGGGTGGGCCAAGAGCCAGATCAACGAGCAGAGCTGCGCGGACGTGCTCAAGAAGGCCGGGTTCAAGGTCGTGCGGCCGGCGACCAACGCCACCGACGTGCGCCTGCGCGCGGTGGAGGGCCTGCTGCTCCGCAGCCCGGCGGGCAAGCCCAGCATCCTGTTCGACCCCCGGTGCGATATGCTGATCAAGGGGTTCCGGGGCGGCTACCGGTACAAGGTTAAGAAGGACGGCGAGAACGAGGAGATGCCGGAGAAGAACAAGTACTCGCACGTGCATGACGCGATGCAGTACTTCAGCATGGTAATCGAGGGGTCGTACGCCGGCGCGATGATGGACACCAAGGCCTGCGAGCCGGAGAAGGTGAATGCGTTCGGCTGGGTTTGAGGTATGATGCCCCGTCGGCTCTCCCCCGACCTGCGGCGGGTTTCCTCCTCTTCCCTGCCGCTGACCCTTCGCCCTGCTGTCGAGCCCTGCTCCGGCAGGGCTCTTTTTGTGCTATAAAGCGCCAACATCCCCGCTAGGAGCCTCTCATGCCCACCTACCCGAAGAAAACCCGCTGCATGGCTGATGGCGGGAAGGTGAAGAAGCTGGCGGCTCCGCCCCCCACCGATGGTAAAACTGACGCCAAGGCGTTCCTCGATGGCCTCAAGTCCCTGAACGCGGACGTCAAGGCGGGTAAGGTTGGAACGGCCCCGGGGAAGGCGGACGGCGGGAAGGTGAAACCCGGCCTGCTCGACGATAACGGCGCTCGAGTAGATGCAGGCACCGAGGACTATGCCGCCATTACCGAGCAGCAGGATGCACTCAACTCCAAGGCGAGGGCGGAAGGGCGGTACGGTGTGAATCGGGACAAGACGTACATGAGCGACAAGAAGCTTGCCGAGTACAACAAGACCCGCGACTTGGCAGAGTCCAAGAACTTCCCGGGCAAAACGACCAAATGAGCCTCCTCAACATCGTCCCCAACGCGGTCCTGACCCAGCAGGAGCAGACTGCCGCGCTCGCCGACGCGGCCATAGACCGCCAGCCCCTGCTCGACAACCTCGCGGGGTACGTGCGCAAGTGCTTTGACGCGGCACGGAACGCCAAGCAGTCGGCCGGCAACGGCGGCATGCGGTCCATCGACAACCAGCTGCTGTCCGCCCTGCGCGCCCGGCAGGGGGAGTACGAGCCCGACAAGCTGAACGCCATCCGCGCGTTCGGGGGCTCCGAGGTCTACGCCCGCATCACGAGCACCAAGATCCGCGGCGCGGCCGCGTGGATCAAGGACATCTACCTCAACAACACCAATGAGAAGCCGTGGACGCTGAACCCCACGCCGGACCCGGAGCTGGTGAGGAATCTCGAGCAGGAAGCCGAGACGCAGCTGGCGCAGGACCAGCAGATGCTCGCCGGGTACGGCATCGAGGTTCCGCCGGAGAACCTTCAGATGGCGCGGGAGACCGCGCTGCAGCAGGCGCGCACGCAGGCCGAGGGGATGGCGAAGGAAGCCTCCGGTCGCATGGAGCAGAAGATTCAGGACCAGCTGCTGGAGGGCGGGGCGTACACCGCGCTGGCGGAGTTCATCGACAACCTCGTCACGTTCAAGAGCGCGATCCTCGAAGGCCCCATCGTCCGGCGCAAGCGGATGATCAAGTGGGTCAACGGGCAGCCGACGCTGCAGGACCAGCTGGTGTACGACTTCGAGGCGATCAGCCCGTTCGACTGGTTCCCGGCCCCGGGCATCACCAGCGTCAACGACGGGTACGTCATCCGCCGGCACCGTAACATGACCCGCCGGACGCTGCACAACCTCATCGGCGTGCCGGGCTACAGCGAGACGCACATCCGCGCACTCCTGCAGGAGAACCCGGGCGGGCTGGTCAACTGGCTGGGCTTCTCGACCGACAACGAACGCGAGAAGCTCGAGAACAAGAACACGTGGAACGACCCCGAGAACACGTACGACGCGCTGGAGTTCAGCGGCGCCGTGTCCGGCCAGATGCTGGTCGACTGGGGCCTGACCGAGGGTGTCGAGGACACCGACGCCGACTACGACGCCAACGTGTGGGTCATCGGCCGCTACGTCATCAAGGCCCAGCTGAACCCGGACCCGCTGCGCCGCAAGAAGTACTTCGTGACCTCGGTCGAGAAGATCCCGGGCTCGATGTGGGGCAACGCCATCCACGACCTCATCGAGGACTGCCAAGACGTGTGCAACGCCTCGTTGCGTGCGCTGGTGAACAACATGGCCATCGCCTCCGGCCCGCAGGTCTGGTACAACGTCGACCGGGTCCCCCCGGGCACGAAGGTGACGCAGATGCATCCGTGGAAGGTCTGGCCGATGAGCTCGGACCCCATGGGCAGCACCGCGCCGCCGGTGGACTTCTTCCAGCCGGACAGCAACGCGACCGAGCTGATGGCCGTGTTCGAGAAGTTCTACGCCATGGCCGACGACATCTCGGGCATCCCCCGCTACATGATCGGCAACGAGAAGATCGGCGGCGCCGGGCGCACCGCCTCGGGCCTGTCCATGCTCATGGACGCGGCCAACAAGCTCCTCAAACTCACGCTGGCGAACATCGACCGCGACGTCATCCAGCCGCTGATCGAGATGTTGTTCACGTACAACATGCTCTACGACCCGGACCCGTCCATCAAGGGCGACGTCAACGTCGTGGCGCGCGGGGCCATCAGCTTGGCGCAGAAGGAAGTCATCCAGCAGCGCCGGAACGAGTTCCTGCAGGCGACGGCCAACCCGTTCGACATCAACATCCTCGGCATCCCGGGGCGCGCGGCGATCCTGCGCGAGACGGCCAAGGGCCTCGACATGCCCGTCGACAACCTCATCCCGGACCCGATGAAGCTCCAGCAGATGCAGGCCATGCAGGAGCAGCAGGACACGGAGCAGGCGGATCAGCCCGACGAGGAGACGACCGTCGAGCGTGATCCCGAGGGCAACATGACCAAGTTCAAGACCAAGCGCAAAGGCCCGCCGGCGCAGGGAGGGCAGCAATGATCCTCGAAGGCGTCACCATCGCGGCCAAGGAGCACCTGCTCCGCCAGTGGCTCGAGCAGGGGGACTGGTACATCGCCCTCTACACGGCCGCAGCCGACCTCAACACCACCGTCGGGACGTACTCGCCGGCCGGGGAGGTCTCCGGGCTCGGGTACAAGGCGGGCGGCAAGGCGCTGGCCGGCGGCCGCATCGAGATGGATGACGGCGTCGCGTGCTGGACCTTCGACGATGCCAAGTGGCCCGTGAGCACCATCACCGCCGCCGGCGCGACGATCTATGACCGCAAGACGAAGATCGCCCTCAAGCACCTCGACTTCGGGGGCAAGAAGGTGTCCTCCAACGGCCCGTTCACCGTGTTTATGCCGCTCGCGTCCCGCGACACGGCGCTCATTCGCCTGTAAGGAGCCAACATGTGGCGCCTGTACCAACTCGTCGTCTGCTATGATCAAGTGCTGAACGTCTTCATCGGTTCCGGCTGGGCTGACGAGACGCCGAGCTGCTACTTCCGCCGGGTCGGTGGGTGGCGAGAGCGCGCGACGAATCGGCTTTTCTTCTGGCAGAAGGACGCGACCGGAAAGCGCAACCACTGTGAGCGCGCCCTGGCTTCCGAGCGCGCGCGCCGCCACCTCCCGCCGGAGCTTCGTGCATGACCACCTACGCCGTGATCAACCGCGCCACGGGCGCAGATTTTTAACAAGGAGCACCGCAATGAAAATCCAGATCCTCAACACTTTCCTCGACGGCCGCGACCGGTTCGAGAAGGACGACATCCGCACCGTGCCAGACGACGACGGCGCGCGATTCGTTGCCGCTGGATGGGCCAAGGACTTGTCCGGGCAGGTGGCGACAGGCGAGCCAGCCACCGGCGAGGCGGCGCTCGACATCCACGATTCGACGCTCGGCGTCACCAGCGCCACGAAGGGGTAAGCCATGGCCAAAATCGTCCATGATGATGTGCTCGACGGCGCTTTCGACGTGCTCGATCAAGCGAACCTGATGATCGCCTGCTCGGCGCAGCCGACCACGCGCACCGAGGCGGTCACCACCTACGCGCTCGCCGATGTGGCGATGACCGTCAATACCGATTACACCAAGGCCAACGGCGATGTCAGTGGCCGCAAGGTGACGGTTGCCGCCAAGTCGAGCGTGCTGATCGACACCAGCGGCACGGCCACGCACATCGCGCTGGTCGATGGCACGCGTCTGCTTTACGTGACCACCTGCACCAGTCAAGCCTTGACCGCCAACGGCGCGAACACGGTGAACTTCCCGGCTTGGGACATCGAAATCGCTGACCCGACTTAAGGGGTTTTCATGAAATCCGGCGTTTATGAAACGACCACGACGAGCGGAACCGGGACAGTAACCCTGTCCTCGGTGACGGGTCGCCCCCGGTTTGCCGATGCCTTTGCGACTGGCTTGCTGGTTCCTTACGCGCTCAAGGACGGCAACAACCGCGAGTGGGGAATGGGCACCGTGAGCGCGGCGAATACTCTGGCGCGCACGGTGGTTTTGGCGACGCTGGTCAGCGGGACGTATGATGACACCTCGCCGGCTGCAATCACGCTGTCCGGTGGCACGGTCGATGTCTGGTGCGCTCCGCTGGGCGAAATGATCCCGTGCGGGTTGGCTGGTGTGCGCACGGTGTCCTCGCGGAAGGCGCTCTACTCGGCTCATATCACGAACGGCACCATTACCGCTCAAACCCTTACGGCAGATCGTCTGTACATCGCACCTTTCAAGCTGGAGCAGGCGGTCGAGATCAATGGTTTCCTGTTCGACATGGATACCAATGCCGCAACATCAAAGGCGCGTGTCGGCCTGTACCTCCTTGATGCATCCGGGGAGCCGACCACTGTGCTGTGCGAAACCGGAGACATCGACACGACGGTCGCTGCCGGTGTTCTCAGTGGATCGGTGACGGCGCAGAAAATTCCGGCGGGTTGGTATGGCGTCGGGTTTGTGTGTTCGGGCGCGATTGCGGTCAAAGCGCACACGCCTGCGCAGGTATCCATCGCCACGCCGTTCGGTGTCGAGGGTGTTGGCAGTTCGATGGCTCCGGTGGTCTTCCGCTACAAGTCCATCGCTGGCTGGTCCGCGCTGCCTGCGTCTCCTGCCAGTCTGTCCGATCTGACATCGGGTGGGAACTTCCCCGCGGTCGCGCTGAAGCTGGTCTGATATGTCCTTCGGCATCGAGTCGTTCGGCGTCGAATCGTTCGGTGCAGAGGCTGCATCAGGAGCCAGCCAGACGACGCTGGTCATCCAAGACGCAGCGCACGCCCATGCCGCAGACAATCTCGGCCTGACCGCAAACGGCACGACTGATCTGGTCGTGCAAGATGCAGCGCATGCTCACGCAGCGGACAGCCTGACGCTTTCGATTGTCCCGGTGGTCGATGTCCGCATTGCGGTGATCGGGCAAAGCAACGCGTCGGGGCGCGGGTCAAGCAATCAG